GCAGATGCAACAAAAGCCTCTTGTAAAAAATTAACATCTTTTTGCAATAAATGTCTTTCGCTACCAGATTGTGTTATTTGTAAAGAAAAAGAAGAAAGATAATCTGCGGGAACTGACAAGAACTTATCAGCAGAACTTAGGGTAGAGGATGCATTTTTTCTAAACAACTCTAGATCTACATTTTTAAATATTCTTTCTTCAGAAGCTTTTATAAAATCAGATAAATGATTTACAAATGTAGTTTCTGAATTATCAGTATAATCCTGTATAGCTGTTTTTAATTGTGCAAATGTAAAACTCAATCAAGCCTCCAATGTAACAGGACCAACTGTAACAAACTGGCCACCACCAGATTGATTTCCTGCCGTGGCTGTTGCTGACACTGTTATTGTGTAAGTATCATTATTAACTTTAGTTATAGCATACCCACTTGCATTTTGGAATACAGATGTAGATATTCCATCAAACCCTACCACGTTTCTTAATCTCACTGTGTCAGAAGAACTTCTTCCATGATTTATTTCTTTTATTGTAATAACTGTTGTTCCGCCACCAGATGATCCTGTTGTCAAAGAATCTTTGTCTAAAATAACTTCTGTTGCAGGCTCGACTCTATCTGGCCTTGCGTCTTGTATAGACTGCGGGTCATCAAACTTAATTCTTCCTATAAAATTTTGAGGATGATCTGGATCAACAACATCTACTCCAACTCTTAACCCTGTCTTAGAGCCGTTCCTAAATTCAAAAACCAAATCTTTAGTTGCGTATCTAAATCCTGTTTTGTCACATATGCCATAAGAATATTTACCTGATGAATATGCCATTATTTCTCTTTCTTTGTTTTATAAAAATATTCATTACTATCGCCAAATCTTTCTAATTTACCTTCGTTCTCTACTTGATAATATTCTGTGCTTACAAGAAAATCAGGTGTCATAGGCTTTTCTGGTGTTAAACTGTTATCGTAAACTCTCATTCTGTTATTTGGGTACAAACAATATTGCCCATTCTCTAACTCTAACAAGTTATGTGATTTATGCTCTTGTGGTGTTTCACTTGTGCTAAAATCAACCGTATCTATATCACCATGATAATTATCTAAAGTTGCTATGTAGCTTCCTTTTATTTTACCAGCATCTCTTGTGTAAGCTTCGTATGTCATAGAACCAATAAATTGCTTTTGTATACATGTAACATTGTAGTCCATACAATTCCAAAACTGAAGGTTATATAAATCAAGGTCTGGTTCTGGTGTCTCTGGTGATGAGCAGAATGCACTGATAGGGAGTTTATCAAATAACGCACCATACTCCGGTAGATATGTCTCAAAGTAGAAAGCTCTACCCGGTAACGATTTGCAAGATACCCAAACACCTTTAACAAACTTTCCATGACCATCTTTTTGATCTCTTAAATATTCTTTTCTTACCCATACCTCTATAGCAGGAAGATTACATATAAGCTTTGACATTATCTCATTCTAAAGTTTAATCCTCTAGAAGCCATGCCTCCGCCTCTCATTTTCATAACCTTTCCGCCCTTTTTCATAAAGCCCATCTTATTACGAACTTCTGTTGGTAATTTACTAAGACCTTTTCCCTTATTTCCTTCAGGAACCGGTTTTAATGAACCACCACCAGCATAACTTGCTGCTTTCTTTTTTTTCTTTTTGGTTTTCCCTATATCCATTCCGCCTCCACCCATTGCATCTCTGCCTTTGTTTGTAGGTACTATTTTTATTGGCATATTATCACTCCTATAAGTTAACTTTAACTTTTACACTTTTCTTGTCATTCTTCTTTGTCTTCTGCCCGCAGTTCCAGTAAGTTTTTTCTTTCCTATACTAGCTGGTCTTTTTGTGGGCTTTGCGGCTAAAGCTTTAGGCTTTGTTGTTGTTTTTTTCTTATTCATGGACATTTTGGTCATTTCTGACTTTGACATTCCTCTATATGGCCCACGGCCTGTTGTCCCCACATCTCTCTTGCTTCTAGTTTTAGAAGAGCCTCCCATCATGCTGGTTGCGCTATATGGCAACTGTAATGTAGCTCCTGCCTTAATTTTATTAGGGTCTTTTAAATTTTTGTTAGCACCCATAAGTTGCTTAAGGGTAAATCCTTTTGATTTTGCTATTTGTGATAAAGTGTCTCCACTTTTTATTTTATATTGTGGCATATTTTAACTCCCGTAAAATGTATTATATGGAACAAATCGAGCAGATGCACTCTCTGTGTCCTCACCTGCCGCTAATTCAAACTGAAACTCATACTCCTGCTTCAGTGCTGTTACCCTTCCGGCTAACTCTGGATCTTTCATAGCTATGTAATAAGCTAATCCTGAAACTAAACAAGGCACAAACCTTGGTGGTATAAATGATGTTGTAGCGCCATCTATACCAGAGCTCATTCCTGCAATACCAACTACTCTAAAATAAGAAAGCGTATATGTATCTTGATTATCTGGAACAGGGTATAATGTTGCCTTTACTGAATTTGCCAATCGTTGAATAAATATCTGTGTTGGTTTTCCTTGTGTATTCTTTGAGGATATCTGAGAAAATGTAGATACACTTATTCTTGCCATATTTGTGTCTACTTGGCTTGTACCAGTTCCTGTTCTAATTGTGTGTTCTAACAAATCTACGGTGTCTGTAGGAAGCGTATAAGTTGCTGTTCCTGCTGTAAGAGATAAAGTTCCAGACTCTATTGTCCAAAGATTCAATCCTCTGTTTTGCCACTCCATAGTAAGGATATTAAAGCTTCTTCTAATATTTCTGAGATCATTACCAGTACGCATAGTGGTACCAGCTCTTGAATAAGCCTCTTCAAACAAATCTGGTAAATCAGGAACTACTACTGGCATATTTTAATTTCTCCATAACATCACGAGAACTTTCTAAATCTCGCCGTTTTTTTTGCAATCTTTTTGGGCTGTTTAGCCACTTGTTTTCCTCTTCTAGTTGCTTTACGCTTTTTAGCCGTAGTGGCGGCGTATTCAGAGGGCGAAAGAGCCTTAATTGCCGCCGAAGGTAAATAACGCTCGCCTGTAGCTTTTGGCCCCTGTGTACTAGGTTTACCACTTTTGGTTCGCCACTTCTGCTTACCCCACGCTTTTAAGCTCCTTTGTGTCTTTTTTAATGCCATTACTAACTATACCAATAAATAAGTTATAACACTAGTCATCTTTTTCTTTGCCTCCGTAAAGATTCTTTAGCCCTTTTAGCAATCGCTGCTTGTTCTTTTTTACCAGAAACCTTAGCCCTTTGCTCCATGACAGTAAGAATTTGAATTTTTCTAGCGAAAGGCTTATTAACATTCTTAACTTTTCTAGCTGTTGCACGAGCATCAGCAACAGTTGCATACTTAATCCTAACAGTATCTTTTGGATTTTCGTCAGTATAGAGTCTTCTTCCAGAACCTTTAGGCTTTTTGCCTGTGCCAACCTTTGGGTCTTTTCTAGCCATTTATTTACCATTCCTGTTCATTATAGCACTGGCGCCCATATATGCAGCCACAATGCCACCCCCAGTGATATAAAAAAGATTACTAATATCGGAAAGTGCTTTAACTCTCTCGAGATCGACCAAGAACATTGCAATAGTAAAAGAAGCCATTGCAACCAAACTAGCTGTCGCCATACGTCTTTGTGCCCTTTGCTTTCGTAAATCATGTTCTAACCTCTTAATTTCAGCCATGTGCTCAAATTCTTCGTCACTAACTATACCGTCATTATCAATATCGTACTGACTGTACTTAGATGATTTTTGTAACTTCTTCTGTCTCATCTTCTATTCTCTTTGTATATCCAAGCTAAAAATATTATAAACCCTACAACAGTACAAAACAGCATAAACCAGCCAATGTACTCCCATATTTTTCTAATTAGCTCTTGTCTCTCATATATTTCTTTTTTTCTTTTCTTTCTTATCTCGGCTTCCATTTGAAGAATTTCATTCCAAGAATTAGCCCCGTAGTGAAAATTAATAAATGATTTTAACTCTTGTCTTTGCGCTTCTAATTTCTTTTTTGCAGTAAAAGCCTCTATGGCACTAGCTTCTATTTCTTTTCCTTTAAATAACTTCATTAATGGCGAAGCTTTCTTCGCTGACTTCTCTGTATTCTCAACATCTGAGACCGCGCCCATCCAACGTGAGAGGTCTTTTCCCATAGACTCAATTTCACGACCTGCTGCAAATCCGCGTTTGATTGCGTTGAAGGCCGTATTAGCGGCCGTGATAGCTATGCCAATTGAGGCCGGATCTAACATTAACTCTTATAACCTCCACCTGCTTTTTTGTAAGCCTTAGCCATCATTTGTGCTTTTCTAGCACTCCACTGACCGGGCCTTCCACCCTTACCACCAGCTTTTATTCTATTAAATATTCTTTTTCTTAGTCCGGGTTTGGTGTAATTACCAGCTTCATTAACTCTGCTTTTAGTCTTGCCGCCCTCTTTCATCTTTATCGCATCTAAAGTTTTAGCTTGTCCTGCATGAGCTTTGCTTGCTTTTTTAAGCATGGATGAAACTTTTTTTATTTTAGCTTTAACCCGCCCACCTGCTTTCATGCCAGATCCGTCATCTATATTTTTAGCAGTTCTTAGTATCGCTAAATCACCAGCATCTGTCCCTGATGACATAAATCCACCTGATTTTAATCTTATTGGCTTTTTCATTAAGCTCTCCTATTTACTTTCTTTGCTGTTCTTGTTCTAGCATATGATCTATTCTTAGACTTAGAGGCTACTCCAAGATTCTTCTTTTTATTATCTTTTGGGTTTCCATTTCTGTGCGTAACATCTTTACTGTCACCTTTAGAAACTTTACCAGCTTTAATCATTCTAGCTCTTGCTGTATTTCTAGAAGCTCTCTTTTTCTTCTGTTCTGTTTTGCCATGATAATTTTTATATTCTTTTTTATAATTACGCATGATTTATACAGCTCTGGTTTTGCCTTTCATAGCTATACCATCTATTGATTTACTTCTTTTTACTGTTCCTCCCATAGCCATTCTTCTTGTCATTTCAGGCATGCCCATTCCAGCTGAAGGACTCTGAGGCGCAGAAGCCATTCTTGCTGCCTTTCGAGCTTTAGCTTTTTTTCTTTGTGGTCTTGCGACCATTGCAGGAACTAAGCCTAAGCCACCTGCTGATGCAAGTTGACTCATTGGGCCTTTTCCTTTTGCAATACTATATGCGGGAGATAATGCTTCTAACATCTTTCCCATATTTTTTTTCATAACAGGTTTCTTTTTCATTCTATTACCCTTTAATTGAGTTTTCATTGTAGCACGACTAATCAACACTTCCACCTTCTGCGGGCCTGTCTAAGTCTGCTGTTTGGATTTTTTGCTGCTTTTGGAAACTTTTTCATTTGACCTGCGCTTCTTGCACAATATTGTTTTCTTCTTTTTGCAGCTTTACTTCCCGGCTTAACTTTACCAGTTACAGCAGTTTTAAGTTTAGACCCGGGATTTTCTCTACGATATTTAGCCACACCTTTGGCGGTCATTCCCGCACCTGCTTTTGTAGGGCGTTTATGACCACCTTTAATAGTGTAGCCTTTCATAGAGCCTCTTTTTTTCTTTTCAGCCATTATGATAAGAATACAGTTAACTTATTACCAGAACCAGTAAATCCGTGAATGTAAGCGCCATTCTCTGCGAGTATACCTTGATCTGGTATATTTAATGTATGCAAGCCTGTTGGGAAACTTTGAACCAATAGATCAGCACCGCCATCACCATCTTTAATGGTGAGGACTCCTGCTGCATTACCAAATATTACTACTTGTCTTATTCTAGACCTAGCTGGCCCTAAGACAGCAGCGCTATCTCCTTGGTTAATGTTAAAGGCTTTGACATCTGAGCGACCTGCCATGTTAGCCTCCTATTAAGCAGTTGGTGAGTTAGATGATATTCCAAAGAATTTTAAAGATACAGCTCCACCAGAGCCACCTGCTGCTCCAGAAATAATCATCTCAACTTCGTCTGCTGTTTCTGTTGCTGCCGTTGTGGTTCCTCCAGACATTCCTAAAACACCATTACATGGAAAGAAGCCCTTAAATCCTGTGCTATTTAGTCCTGCTGAAATACCATCAACAAATCCATCAGTATCATCATCTGTACCAATGTCATTTATATTAACATTGTTTGTTGTTGCTGAAGTTACTGTGATAGCCACACCCATAGGTATAAAGTTACTTGGTATTCCTATAGATGATTCTTTGAAAGCTGTGCCTGATGCGGCAATAGTTATATTAGCTGTATATGTGGAAAGGGTTATATCACTTACTAACGCACCTGTTGTTGCATTTTCTGTAATAGATTTAAACCCATTTTTGGAGCGTATTGCTCCTGAGAAAGTAGTATTAGCCATGTAAATCTCCTTGTCTTGGCAAATGTCTGCTTACGCAGTCAAGGTTAAAAAGGGGGCAAAGCCCCCTTATAGTTTAAGCTCCCGGTGATCCGTAGATACCTAGAGGGTCTGATACACCAAATGAGTATCTCTCACGGGCTTTGTATCTTACATTACCTGTGTTGAAATCTCCATCCATTGATGTGGACATTGGTGTTCTTACAAACATCTTCAATCCATTTGGAATATCTGTTGTTAAGAAAAATGCATCAGTATCTGTTAGATAGTGATTAACAGCAAATCCCTCTGGGATTGAACCGTTACTTCTTAATGCATTTGTATCATTATCAGCAGTTCCAACTCTTAAATCTGATTGTAAAATTCTTGTAGCCACAAACATTAATGATGGTGGCACAATCAACTTTCTTGGTCTTGCTGCAATTAATAAGCCTCTTTCATCTTTGTAAGCTGCTATATCAATCACTGCTTGCTCAAGTGAAGTTTCATTTAAATCAGCATTTGTTGAAGGTCTGTTTCCATTTGTTCCACCTGCCACTGTTGGGTGAGAGGCGTTAAACAATGTTACTCCGTCACCACTTTGAAATGTATCAAAGCCTGTGTTAAGTAACGAAGCAGCCTTTGTCTGCTTAGTATAAGCCATTGCTCTTGCTAGTGCTTTTGTATAACGAGCTGACAATGAATCATAAAGATTATCTTCCATTGCCTCTTCTGTTATTGAGAAGCCCATAGCAACTGTTTCATGGTTATACCTTGAAGTAAAAGACTCTTGTGCAGTATCATATTCAATTGATGCACCTTCCTGCTTTACAGGAGCTGCGCCAAAGCCAGATAACTTCACTTCTTCTTCAAAGCTACGCTCTGAATTTTCTACTTCATATACCTGAGTATGTTCGTCTTCATACTTTTCATATTCCAAGCCAAACAATGCGTTTAAACCCGGTAACAACTCTTTAAGGAGTTGAGCTCTTGAAATCGCCATTATCTAATCCTCCTTATTAAGCTGATGATGGGGCGTTACCAGATACAACACCAATACCCATCTGATGACCTGTGTTAAACTTACAAATCATTATTGGGAAAGCTGTACCCTTTTCATCACCATCAAATCCACCTTTAAAGTCAACTATACGCACTGGTAAAGATGCTGTATTGGCGGCTGTGCTGATGTCTAATGCCACTCTTGATATACCAAATGTCGCACTTGAAGCATTTTGCTCTAACTCTACGTTTGCTCCAATGTCGTCATCATTTACAGTTCCGTCTGCTTGAATTTCAAACAAAACGTTTGGATCATCACATACATAAGCCATTCCTTCTGTATGAGCTGCTCCAGACCACTGCTGGCTAAATGTTAATTGTTTAGTGCTGACGTCTATAAATCTGCACCCTAAAAATATTCCTATTGGTGTTGCTGCTGATGTTCCAGCATCTTTCTCAATAGTAGTTGTGCTTCCGGCATCGACTAACTTAACGATGTCCCCGAAGCATATCCTTGTTGAATAAGAACTCAATACAGGATATTGACGAAACGAACCGTTGTAAGTTCCACCAAGGTTACCTACTGGTCTTAATCCAAAAGGAGCTGCTGTTGCTGACATAATTGTCTCCTTAAAATTAAAATTACATTACGAAGTGCGTGTGCTCTTCTCTGGCTTGAGAACGGGCATACGTGGATCGGACTCCTTTAGGAAATTATTATCTACAGCAGCCATCTGTGAATCTGCCTGCTCTTTCTGATAATCTCTTCTGGCGCCCATGTTTTCTTTGGAGTTTTTGCAAAGTAACAATCCTCCAACCTCTACATTACCTTTGAATTTAGAATCGACATCAGGCAGTATCTTAAGTTCTGGATGATCTTCAATTTTAACTGGCTCCCATCCTTCACGAAACTTAGATGAAACATTAGTCATGTCACTCTGACCAAGTGAAGATGTTCTTATCCAACGATACTCAACTCCTTCTTGGGGTGCTGGGTCAGGTAAAGCAGATGGCTTTTGCCATGTTACTTTTCTTTTCTCTGCTTCTCTAGTCTGTGTTTCTCTAGATTCTCTGTCAAATACATTATCAGCCATTTGTTGATTCCTTCAATAATTGTTGCGCATATTGTTCAGGGGTAAGCCCAA